GCCAAGTCTTCCCGTGTTATCGCGCAAACAAGTTGTTGCCATGTATCACGGCCCTAAGAAACGGGTGTATGAACAAGCACGGTTGAGCCTTATTGACTCACCGTTGACCAAGGACGACAGCAAGCTCTGTTCTTTCTCGAAGTTTGAAAAAGTCGATATCAGCAAGCCTCCGCGGAATATCAGTCCGCGGTCACCTCGCTACAATCTTGAACTGGCTCGACGAATAAAGCATGCTGAGCACCATTTTTTCACTTGCATCAACAATGTGTACGGTGCTGCCACTAGAGCCACTGTCATTAAGGGGTTCAATGCTGATGTTAGTGCACAGATCCTATACGACAAGTGGTTACAATTTAGTGATCCCGTGGCTGTTGGGTTGGACGCCAAGAAGTTTGACATGCACGTGTCGGTGCGTGCGTTGCAGTATGAGCACTCTTTTTACAGGTGCCTGTTTCCCCGGGATAGGGTACTTAGGGAACTTCTTGTTGCACAACTCAACAACCACGGCGTGGCATATGCTGGGGATGGTAGTGTGGAATTTTCCATACCGGGGACACGGTCGTCTGGGGACATGAACACGTCACTCGGTAACTGCATTCTCATGTGTGCCATGGTGTGGGCTTACTCCACCAGGTTAGGAATTCGCGTTGAATTGGCAAACAATGGCGATGATTGTGTTGTCATCATGAATAGGAACGACGTCAGATTATTTCGGGAATCACTTTCTTCCCGATTTAGGAAGTGGGGCTTCGCCATGACAATGGAGGACACTGTTGATGAGTTTGAACAGATAGAGTTCTGTCAGACTCGTCCAGTCTGGTTGTCCACTGGATGGCGGATGGTCCGCAATGTCTCTGCGGTCCTCGAAAAGGATCCCATGTGTCTCGTTCCCATTGCCAATCAACGTGCCTTGCGGAAGTGGATGTATGCTGTTGGTGAGTGTGGTGGATCTCTATGTGCAGGGGTGCCTGTAATGGAGTCGTTTTACGCCGCATTTCGCCGACTGGGCCTACCATGCCG